CCGGATCAAGGCGTGACATCGATCTTGCTTTCAAAGTAAATGTATAGTCAAGAAAATCACCATCTCTTTGTTCTGGTGTTAAATGCAACTGAACATTCTCACCACCGGGTTTCCTTCTGGAAAGCATAATGTCCATAAATGGATCAGTATGTATATACCAAGCTCTCTTCCCGGCAGTATCCGCTGCAAAATCATAAATCATACCGCGTGAATCTTCAATAGTAATAGTAGCGTTAGCTTGCAAAATATTAGCTTGTGTCGCTGATTCGGCATTAGATACCAGACCAGACATCTGGTCTGGATTACCTGACATATAATTATGCCATATCTGACACTGTTGAAGCATGGCTTCGCTTTTTTGATTATTGCCGCCGAAAGTAATCACTTTAACAGTATCAGGATTACCCATCACCATTCCACCATCTTCAGTAGTTCTTATATCTTCAGCTTCATCGGCACCTGCTGGATCTACAATACCAAGACTCTTTTCGCGATCAGCCTGGTCCATTTGTTTGACCATCATTTTATTGGCCATCACATGCAGATCATAATGAATCCCAATCGGAGCTACCGGGAACGGATTACCAGGCACAGGTTGTGTCAAGGCAAGTATGGAATATGGTCCTTCCTTTGGGCCATAATAATCACGCGCAGCAAGATATTCAGGAAGAATTAACTGAGATGGGTCTGGTATAGTAATTAACGCATTAGCCCCAGGAACAAATACTTCTACGACATCTACAAAATCCTGAAGCGTGTACATCTCACTATCACTAAAGTTTCTCTTACTAAGGGATTCAATTTTATCTTTAGCATTAGGATGAATTGATTTTGGTATTTTCATCACGAGATCATGATCAAACTCATCGTCATCCAACAAAATCTGTCGCGGGACTCGATTCCTGTCACCAAGAAAAGCTGCCTTGCGATAATCTTTACACGATGGATCGGCAGTGAAATCATCAAAATCAACAAGATCAGTATACACCTGGCCTTCATCAATGAAGATGTCACCGAAGTTTAGTATCTGGCCACCGCCCGCTAAACCAGTTTTAGCTATACCCATCATAAAGAACGCATCAACAATAGCAGCACGCAATGTATCTTTAATCTTTATTTGTTTGTCACCCTTATCTAATGCAAGTCCGAGCAAATAAGCGTATTGTTCGTATTCCACAATTTCTGTTGATACCTTGTTAATACCAGATTTCATCACAAGATTAGGCACTGTCGCACGAATAGTATTGAATATCAGATTGATAGGTTCTTCACCGGTTAATCCATATTCACTGGCGTAATAGCGGCCTACATATTCCTTAATGAACATCGCTCTCGCTCGGCGATGTCGTTTGTTTCTCTCGAATCCCTGCTTAACTGCAAGGGCAAATTTGTTTGGAGTAAAATACTCAGGCATTAATCATCCTCGTTAGGTTTATAATCTATACAATGATAGCCTTGTTTATCCGCACTCTTACCAATCGCACATTTTGGGCGACTTGCATCCATCCAAGCTGTACTTTTTGAATTAGGAACTTTCTCAGTTCCTTTATATTCTTTACAACCGCCGCAAAATACTTCAGCCATCTCTATGCCCTAAAATCAAACTTAGATCGCCACCCCTTCGGCTTGGCACGTTTTTGTTTTAATGCTACTTTCCTACCTGCTGCTGTCCGCATATCATTCCGTGATTCAGATGCTTCCGCACGATTCCTCATCTTATAATATTTGTCCTCTATGGTCAACGCGTCAGCCATCGTTCTATCACCATGTGTTTTCTTAGCGGAAGAACTCTCTTCCACCAAACACGCGGGACCAATACTCCCATCATCATTGTAAATATAAGTCTTAGCTTCCTCAAGTGCTTTTATAGAATGGTTGATATACCCACCATGAGCCAATGCTCGATCATACGCATTGAGAAGCTCACCTTTAGATTTTGGATTATTATGCCAACCATACCTTTTAGTTTTCTTATCCCTAATATTACCAACCTTAACATCACGATAATAGTATGGATAATGAAACTGTTTAACAACTATCTTACCAAAATCATAACCAGGATCACCATTCATCTCCCACTTCAAAAATGGAAGTTTCTTTCTACCACCAACCCACAAAGCCAAAGCTATACCAACACGAGCCATCTCATACGGTGGTGTATTAGCATCAGCCCATTCAACTACTTTCTCACCAGTTTGCCGACACTTGACTGATCCGACTGAATTAGAAGCACCCTGACCTTTAGACAAATCGAAACCAATAACATAATCAAGATTCTGATCCAACCTACCGTTTATTAAATTAACCCAAACCTTGAGTTTGCCCTTGACCGCCCTCTTACATGTTATCTTCTTCAGGTCTTTTTTCTTCAGAATCATTGGAATACTATCATTGGCTACTCCCTTTGCCAAATCAATATCCCAACGTGTCTTAGGCGATCTGCCAAATATTGCTACATGTTTATCAATATTCGTTACAGTGAAGAATGTTGAACCGGCTTCAAGATCTTCAGCATCAATTTCTCTTGCCATTTCGCGTGGCGATCTATTTTTATCTTCAACATCATACCAGGGCGATCTGATCTTCCATGCATTTGTCACTGGATTTTGAACAACATGTCTATGTCTGCCTTTATCTGGATGATCCCACCACATTAATGGGAACACTATAATCGTTCCATCGTTCTTCCATTTAGAATATTCACTACCGGGAGTAGAAACAGTCGAGTTCACAATACGCACCAGGGCAGCATCTCGTGTCGCACTCCGCATTAATCGAGCATGTTTCACCTTAGCGAATTCATCTAACAAGGCAACTAATCGTCTATCACCCGATGCTGCATGCTCAGTAGTTGATTCACCATCAATACAAGAACCGTTGAGAATGTTATAGAGGTGCATTTTGGTGCGATATTTTTGCCCTACGCCGACCATTGGCGGTAACATCCATTCTGGCAACCAGGTATTCAAATAATCATGTTTCTGAAACAATGCTTTCATGTTACCGGCTTGGTCCACATACGGTTCGGTACGCGACAGTTCAAGAAGTTGTGAATCAGGTCTGAATAACCATAACCAGTGCAAAAATATGGTACATATCCATGAGGCACCCATATCACGAGATTTATTAATCAAAATATCTTTAGCATTAGCAAGATGCCATACTAATCTCTCGAAAAGAATATCCTGAATCTCCCAAGGGATAAATGGATGGTGTGCTATTTTTGCTTCGTGTCGCTCACCAGTGTCACCATCCACATCAAATTGATGATATGTCCAAACAAACGTATTCACCCAAAACAAAAGAGATTCTCGACTCGCCGTCATCAGATCATTCTGAAAACCCTTATCATATTCAGCATCACGTAAAACTTGAGATCGATATTCAATATTTTCTATCTCATGTTTTGGAACGACCAACCCAGTCCTGATGCATTTCCATGTCTCAGGCACGTTAGGAAACGGTGTTCGTAGTTCCGGTTTGAGTTTTTCGGCTACGTCAATCATTCTTTACTTGTCAAAGAACTCTTCGCTATCTGGCTCAAGCGTTTCTTACCCTGCTCAGATACCTTATCAGCCAACGATGCCTTATTATTGCCACTCTTGGCATCTGCCTGACCTACTCTGCCTTCCATTCGATCCCAGATAATACCAATTGCCCATTTATCTGGTCTATGAGTTTCAAGTTTAACGCCTACCTTAACTCCATCCTTGTATATATCAATTTCTTCAACATAACCAAGAGCCACGTTCCATATATGCCTTGCGATGGCCTCGGCTTTAGTCACCATCACGGCCTCTTCACCTCTGGCCTTGATGATTGGATCGTCATATTCTTCACTGGCGATCTCACGAATGAACTTTGAGAGTAGTTTACCAGCTACTACTTTTTTACCGTGATTGTTTTTTTCCGTGTCTTTAGCGGGCATTCATACACCTTTCATATGCCTCTAAAATACTTTTAGCACTTTCACATAAAGTAACACCACCACCCGGAATTGGTCCAGCAACACAAACACCAATCACCCGACCTTCAGAATCATATAATGGACCACCGCTACTACCGAAAGCACCCTCAGCATCAGTCTGTAAAAGATCTTTCCATTCCCATATATCTCTACTAAGGTGTGAAAGTATTCCTTTAGTTATAGTAAATTTCAAAGATGGTTCATGTGGAGATCCCACAAGATATACAGTATCTCCAATATCTCCAATATCTCCCGGCGATGCCGTAATCTTGGCGATACAGAGTTCGTTAGCATTTATAAATATAAAACCAACATCTTCTTTATTGTCGATATAAAAATCATCAACTTCTAATACAGTACCATCAACAAGTTCTACGATAAGATCTGGTTGTTCTAAAACATGTGCAGCGGTTAGAACAACATTATCATCTATAAACACACCAGATCCAAAACCATAATCATTACGTATTGCCACCGAAGCGTTGACCATATTCTCATATAGACTGGGTTTCCTATTTAGGGAACACCCTGCAAACAAGAAAATCAATATTAACACTGACAAAATCCATTTTTTCATCCTGCAAGTTTCCTTACATACGCCACCTTACTACTTTCATTAGCCTCAAAATATAACGTAGTTTTGCCAAGTGGCATACGGAAGATATAATTAACATTGGCCATAAATATCCATTCAACATTTGCCGCCGTGGATGTCACTCCCGTTATACTCGCAAGCATTACTTTACCCGCTGTACCCACAAATGTTATAATATACATCTGACCAGCATCCAATGTCTGTGTATAATCCTCACCAGAAGTAGTAAGCGTTAATGTTATTCCGCTCGCAGCTACGGGATCAGATGCTTCTACAACGGCTGGCACACGGTTGCCTTTATTGTCACATGAAAATATTTCACTAACTGGCATTAGTTATCTCCTTTTTCCAGAATTTATCAAATATTATTATCCAACCTAACCAACATAAAGTAAATCGCCCACTTTGTCTTTGGTAAACATGATGCGGTATAATATCTTCCCAATGATGTACATATCGCTCTAGGACCTTCATCATGTTCCTCTGGTTATCGCACTGTCAATAACTGCTCGCTGGACCCGCTCTCGTTTCTTATCATCCAGCATCACGTTAAGAATCTCCCTGCCTTTGGTTACACTCTGAGTAGCCAACGCCCGTTTGACAAACTCTGCTTTGGGTATGTTCTGTTGATTCTCTGGGAAGCTGTCGTAGATTTCGCTTATCTGCTGATAGTTCATTCGGAAATCCTCACACCTATGCTTTTCTCTGCAAGCATAACGTATTCTATACCATCTACTTTCAATTTATCATCGTTCCAGGATGGCAGTAAAATCAGATCGCCACGCTTGAGGACCTTAACATCAGGACCAACAAGCCATACTATGCCAAAGTCGCGGGTATCTTGTGCACGTTCAGGCAGGAGTACTCCTTCTGGTGTTTCTTCAATAGGTCTAACTACAATATTAGTGCCCAATGGTTCAATCACATTCTGCTTCTTTTGATTCGGTGTGAAATATTCAGGACTCAATCTCGTTATAGCTTCTCTGAGAGTAGTCAATATCCTACTCTTGATGAGTTTCTGTATCTCATCGTCTGTTTTGTCCTTAATTTCTAATATATCTATAGAGGCCATAAGGCTATCAAGGTGTAGACTACAAACCATTGGCTGTTGACAATTTATTAACCAATTACTATGTTGGAAATAATCTGGGGTATTTTTCTCTAAGATCTTAATACACTCGCTCATCAACATATCATCTCCTTCTCTAACGTGGGGGTTACAGTTTCAATATCTCTTCAGCCATCTTCTTCGCATCTTCAAGAGACATGACCAATACGGGATCACGCGTATCTTTATTAAAAAGGTACCTTCGTGAAAATGTGACCGGATTAGCTGTCATACAATATTTGCGGTCAGGGATGAATATATCAGCGAACAGATGACATTCATCACCTTCTTTAAGTGTAGTTACGGTTATATTCATAAAACACGTTCCTCTATACTACAGTCAGATTAGTCGGAATCTGAACCTTTTCGGGGATAAATCTGAAAAATATTTTATATTTTTTCTGGCTGGAGTCCGCAGTTGTTAAGTGATTATCTAACATCGAAAACGGGGTGTTGGGATCTTGTAGGAAGGGATGTCCACTCCCCTATATCCGATAACCAAAGGGTCGGCACGGGGGGCATTGAGAATCAGACCAGTCAACGCCCATCAGACCTGTTCATCGTCCGATAAAAGAATATTCATAAAATAAAATAAAAGACTTGCATTTGTGCCTTGTGTGTGTTATACTATACATAGTAACAAACGTCCAACACAGCGAGTGTGAGAGGGCTTAACAGTGAAGACTATGAAACGCAATAGACTCAGGCAGTTAGTATCGTGGGAGTATATCACACAACCAGAAGCGAATCAGCTATGGCGTGAGTATCTCCGAATGTTTTATCACCCAAAAAGAAAGTGAGGTAAGAAAATGAAAACATATCTTAATATCGGCGACCAAGTATATTGTATAGGTGCAAAACTAAGAATAGCAGACACAGAAAATATAGAATTGATAACAGCCGAAGATGATATGTATTATGATGGTCTTTTAGTTAATTGGGACGAAAACGGCTATTACACAGAGTCAGAATAATCACACCACACTCCACTTCACCAGCAGCCGGATGACAGACCACGTTGTCCGGCTGTTCATTTTATCACGTCCGATTATCCATAAAACGGAACAGCCCTAAACTGCGTATTAGGTGAATTAGACGAATCAGGAGCGGCGAGAGTGGTTTTCTTAGAGTCAGTACAATTTGCGTCTGGGTAAGTCTGGGTAAAACACTCACGTCCGATATGAAAATCAATACTATCAGACCAAAAACACACTTGTGTCCAGGTACGTCTGGGTAGAAAAATCTATATAGACACAGATAAACCCTTATAGCATAAAGACTTATAACAATTTTAGGCGATTATGTCTGGGTAAGACCTTGTAAACTATCTATATACATATATTTGACGGTTATAACGACTATCCTACTAATCCCTATATTCCTTATATATACCTAATAGATAGTTTATAAAGGGTATATAGACATAATAGACATAATAGACTATAAGACCAGTATTATCAACAATTTACAAGCGTCTGGGTACAATAATTCTATCCAGACCTATCCAGACCAAATAGCGATAACAATACACAACAGCCGATTTCGTGTCTGGGTAGTCATTCCTTATCCAGACCCAATACGACCGATAACAGATATGACATACACTACATATTGCGATTTACAATCTATCCGAACATACTATATATAGTGTACTTTCAAACTGTCCGATAAGTATATTTCACCAATTAGTAAGATTTCCCTTGCATTATAGTTTAGTTTGTGTTATACTTTACATAGTGTTGTTTGACAAGTTAATAGTGGCTAACAGAAAGTGAGGCAATTTATGATTACCTATAAAGCGACAGGTATTGTTTTAGGCAATAATTGGGGTGGCGGAATCAGCGGTTATCCTGCCAACGAAATCAATGCCAACAGTTTAAGAGAATTAAGAGAAGAAATAGAGGAACAACTTGAAAGTGGTTCACTTGATAGCGGAATGGGCTATCAATCGTTAATCGGTGCTATTATGACTATCGATACCACCGATAGCCGAGAAATTGATGGCAAAGTATTTATATCACACGATTATGAAGATGAGATTTTCGGTGATGTAACGCCGGAACAGGAAGAATGGTTAATGGACGCAAAGTTTAATAGTTAGCCACTATGCCCAGCAGGTATCTTGCCGGTTCGACTCCGGCAACTGGGCTTGTGAAAAATAAAAAGATTTCCCTTGCGTTGTCCGAAGTTTTGTGTTATACTTTACTTGTCAATAGAGTTTAGTTTATGAGAAGGTATGATTATGAATTGGGAACTAAAAGAAGTCGGCGAAACTAAGTGGGTTCAGGATAATTCAGGATATTATGCCTTAATTCACTATATTAAGATAGATTGTCGAACGTGTGAAAGAGCTTGTATTGATTGTATAGACGGACATGTTCGTTTAGATTTTATGGATAAAGACGATATGCCTTTTATCAGTTATCAGGGAACGGCCGATGATGTTCGTAAATATATAATGCAGAATTGGCCATTGGTACTATGGCCGTTGTCAATAGAACACGCCAGTTATATCGGAGCGGAATTAGCACGTTGTGAATTGCAAAAAACAAATTATGTTCAGGATTAAGTATGAGTATTACAAAAGCGATATTAAGTCTCCGAATAGATTATGCCAGCGAGCATAAATTACGACCAGCGGAAATCAACAGTGGCCTATGTATGGATTTCGCTGATAATATAGCAGAACAAGGTTTTGGAATAAGTATTTGGGGAAGTGAAGTCCCATACAAATATTGGTCTGATGCTGTATTACAAGCGGCGGATTGTAAATTTGACTATTTTGACTATTTTATAAATATACATTGTTTTATCTACTATGATGGCAAGTTTTACGATAGTGAAACTCCGCAGGGTTGTGATTATCCTGATGATTTATTGTGTTATCAACGGAATATGGATTTATTGGGAGTATAAAAATGGGACGAAGCGTTGAAACGATAGGCGATAACATAGTCTATTTCGATTTTAGTTATGATGATATAGACTTTGCAACAGAAAATTGGCAGGATTTACAAAATAATATTATTTGTGCTATAACGGCACGATATAAATCCTTTGTCAATACACCTAATCAGTGGGCACGATGGCCATACCGAGAAAATTGCATATTACTTGAAAACGACCATATACAAATCAGCATATCGGAATATTGTGGTTGTGGGGCAGTATCGGTATTTGTCCGGGGCGATACGGAATATCCTGAATTAGCCGAACACTGGTTAAACCAGGTATGGACTACGTTATCGAAACTGATTGGCAAATATGTTATTGTTATCAATAGAATCGGGACGTTTAGTAATGGTTGTGCAATATTTAACAGAAAGTGAGGATATGATATGACAGACGAACAAAAACAAAAAAGCTACGGAGATTATTTGGACAGCAGAAAACCGTTTGATGAAATAGTATTAACTTTCGAGCAATTTATAGAATCAATAACAGCAGACGATACAGAACCAGGCGTATGTCCGAAATGCAGCACAGACGATTTGGATTATCAATGTTCAGAACCTTGCGGCGATAGTATCAAATATCCATATACCTGCAATAAGTGTGGATTTGAAGGCGTGGAATGGTATGGTCTGCAATTTGCAGGACACTGGGACACAGACGGGAATGAATTATAATTACGAGTAGTTTGATACCCATTGACTGGAGTTTGTCCACCACAGCTAACGTGAGGACTTCGGATTTAGGCCGATTTCCGGTATTTTAGATGATTTTAGACTTGACACGATAATCCGGTTATGGTATAATAACATTATGAGAATAGTGTATTTAACAGTTTTAGTTTACTTGGCCTTGTTGTTCACGGGCTATAATAGGAGAATGTAAGATGAAACAACCAGAACAAAACAAACAGAATCAGCAGCGATGCCCACGATGCAAGCGGGTAATCGGTTGTGATTATCGTGGGCATAAGTGTAAATGTGATTGCAGAAAGTGAGGATACTATGAAAACAAACATACTGGTTCAGTACCAGGGCGGCGGATATGATGGTTGTTTTTGGGAATGGAATTATTTTTATATCGACAAACAGGGAACGTTTCACGATATACAGTCGTCCGGCAGAGCAGGTATTGACAACAAGCAGGACGCTGAACAGTTTATTAGACAGGATAAAAACAAAACTTATATCTATGATATGAACAACGAGCAGGACATAATCACGTTTAGCAATGAATCTCATCCTGTCCACGTTAGCGGCGTTTTACAGTGGTTTGAGGATAATCCCGATACCGGTATTAAGTTTTTCGTAGTATGTTCGGAATGTAAGTGTCATATAGATAGCGATGAGCTTGTGTTGGACGAGAATAAATTATTCTGCGATGAGTGTTATACAACTGGTTTTTGTTCCTGTTGTGAATCTTATGTAGGCGAAACAGAAATCGTGCAAGTGGATGCAGGTGAGCATTATGGACACGACTATATTTGTGTCGATTGTAAAGAATACCACGATGAAGAACGGGAGACAGAAAGTCTTGAGGATTTACGTTGGCAAGCGTTTTGCACAGGTAAACCAGATATGTTCAGTGGTAAATTACGAGAAGAACGATTATCGACAGGTGAATTACCTAAATTATTAGCCTCAAGTATAAGAGAATGTGAAAAAGCACTTGAACGGGCTATAATCAAAGCAGAACCACAACAGGCCGATGAGCCGGAAAGGACGGGGTGATATGCACACCTATATAGCACAGAGTAGAAAAGAATTTGAGCGTGTTTGTGAAATGTTAATCGCACTTAATATAAAATGGGTACATAAATGTAGTTGGAATATTGAAATATCATTACAATTTGGAAAACACACTAAACAGCACCACCACAGGTGTAGAAAGATGAGGTAACTATGAAAGCAGAACGAGCAGAAGTAAAACCGGAGTTTGTACCAGTGATAGTAACGCTGGAAAGTCAAGAGGAAGTGGATTCTCTTCATGCGATAGGGAATCATTTTATAATTGGCAGTACACTTCCTGCATTAAAGTGTTGGTATCGACAACTTGCACCTTTTAGTTCCTACAACCGTGATGAATTGTGGGAAAAACTTAGGATTAGATTACACTAAATCCACAAGCGATGGCCAACTGCAATATCCGGCATAGTGTTCCGTGATTACCGGCTGGCCAGAGCTTATGAGTTTAGTATACAGAATACAGAGTAAGCAGGACAGGATGTGTGGTGCGTATAATTCACACGCAAGGCATTTCCAGTGTGCAGATATTGTAAGTCACATGACGCGAGAGCATAATAACGACCAATCTGGCGAACACCCTGCACCATACAGGGATGCGGGCATTATTAACCACAGTCCAAATGAATTTTGTGGCTGTGCCACAGCAGCAGACCTGCTTCGGTGGTTCAAAGGTTTCATCCCAGACCTGCTCAAAGCAGGATATGAGATTGTCGCATTAAATGATGTAACGATAACAGCCGTTGGAGAATATCAGGTATTATTTATATTTAATACTTGACACAGGTTATTGAATATGGTATAATTGTGATAATGAAAGGTAGGTGACAAATGGGAATTATAGAAACGAAAATCAAAAACGCATTTGGACAGTATCGAAAAGATGGCGACCTTTTAAGGTTTACAAAAGACATCGCCCATGTAGGCGATTATAGTGTGAATAGCCAAACGCAAGCTGCTATCATGTATGATGCTATCCGCGAACATTGCCCAAAACCAGTTTTCGAGTGTATCTATTATGATGGTGAACACGGTGAATATCACTTGTTCGACTTTGACCCGAATCTGATTAGCAGAAAATCACTCCTAATCGAAGTTAGGTCGCGGTTGCAACACGAGATTGGTATTGAGCTTGATTATATCGACAAGGCAATGGAGAGCGTATATCTACTTAATGTGAATACATTAGTGAGGATAACAAAATGAAAGTCAAAGTACAGGTAACAGAAACATCACAACGAGTAATAGAACTGGACGTACCCAGTGAGGAAGTAGCTATTGACATAGTAACAGACCAGTATAACGCTGATGAGCTTGTCCTTGATGCTGATGATTATCGGGATGTAGAAATTGAGGTGGTAACGTGAAAAGATATAAAGTAACAGTACACTGTGATGACATAGTTGCTATTGTGCTTGCAGAAGATGAAGATGATGCAATAGATAAATACTATGATGATAATATAGAAGAATATCTTGAACCAGTTTCACAGCCTGATTTCACGGCTGAATTAGAAAGTAAGGTGATAAAGTGAAAAAATGGGACGTTTACATACCATATAATACGTTTACTGAACACATTGTTGAAGCTGAAAGTCCAAAGCAAGCCAGAAAGATTGCTATGGATATGGGTAATTTGGATAAAGAACTTCTTGAAAATCTTGAAGTGCACTATGAATATATAGATGTAGAGGAAATAATATGAAACAACTAACAGACGTAGAGAAACTTGAAATCGCTGTGAACCTGCTTGACAAGCGTGGACTTGAAGAATATGAAGAATAGTGTTATGGACTGGAAATGGATTGCGAGCGTAACGGCTTTCACAACGTACCGGCTGAATGTGAGAACTTTGAGTGTAGGAATTGTACTATGGTTGACCAAAGTCGGCGTGAAATTGATTGTCCTTATGTGGATGAAGATAAGGTAATATGAGAGCGCGAAACAAACAAAGCAATAAACTCGACAAACCACTGCCAGAGATAGCTCAGAGCTTCGCAGACCGCTTTATAAGCGGGTATGGTATCGTTGATGCTGAGCAGGTAGCGAAGCTGGTCTATGAGAAGGTGGTGGCTTCACGTAAAAGTTTAGAAAGGCGGTATGGGAAATGAAAATAAATGATAGAGTTAGGGTTGGAGATTCAATAGATGATTCTAATCCTATTGATTCAGAACTTATAGGGCAGATAGCAACGGTTATTAAAATAGATGAAAGTGAAGCACCAAGCGTTACAGTAGAGTTTAAGTTAGGAAATATTGAATCATTTTGGCCGGAAGAACTAACGAAAGTGAGGTAAGATATGTATCAAGTAGGTGTAATCGTAGAATTTGAAAATGGTACGGCAGAGCAAAACAAATTTGAGTTCTGGGGTGATGCATGTGCATGGGTGGCAGAGTTTGCTAATAATAATCTCATGCCGAAAAAAGTAAGCATGTGGATATTAAGAAAGTGAGGTAAAAAATGACAGAACGAGAAATGGTTATAGTATCAGCATATACTGGTGTTTTGCTTGGTAGGTTTTGCGACATGCACGAATATATTGAGCAAATAATGGAACGGCCAGTTTCTACACATGAACTGGGCAATAAAAGAATAATGGAAGAAATAAGATGTAGAAGTAAAAGAGATTTTTGTAACTTAGACAATAAATTAGTACCGAAACCACTGGCTCAATATCTGGATGAGTATCTTAGGCATGAGGTAGTAGATGTCGACCGTGAACTGCTCGAACAAGCACTCGATGCGTATCAGTCAACTGAAAATGTAACTATTAAGATTGAGAGGAATTGATATGAGAGAGAAACAAACGAAACACTTTGTACCAAATAGGTACAACGACAACAGAGGTGAAATGGGTATTCCAATTTGTCATTGTTTTGGGCATGGTCGTTTCACACGAAGCCTTTTACCGGCTTTGCCAGAGGAGATTGCCAAAACCAGACGGGGCGTTACTTGCGGGAATTGCAAACGAACTAAATTATTCAGGAAAGTGAGGTAACATAATGCTATACAGAATCCAAATCGAACAACGATTCGATAAACAGAAATTAGTAATCGGAGCTGTAAAGGAACTGACGAGTGACTTCGTAATCTTGACCGGCATGGCGTATTTCGGTAACAATCACAGGCCGTGCCAAGTGATTGAGATTAATCACAAAGAATTATGGCCACCTGATGTTTCAATATGTATTGCGAAACTTAAAAAGATTTTGAACATGCCACACATACTGGTAATGAAAATCACCGTAGGGCGGACATTATATTGAAACGCCTAATCACAGAACGCCAGGAACAGATATACCGGATGCGACATCACGACTTCGGCGGCATGAGCACGAAAGAAGTGGCGGCTGAGCTTGGAATCATAATACAAGCTGTTAATGAGCACATGCACAAAATGCGGAAGAAAGCACCACAATTATTTCCAATATTGACGAAGCGACAGGCAGAAATATTAAATTTACATTCACAACTTGGCCTATCGCCGAAAGAAATAGGATTGCGTTTAGGTATATCGGATATAACTGTGCGTGGTACGCTTCATAAATTACAGCATCCAAATATATTTGTACCAGGTAAAAAAGGCACATCAGCCGAATATGAAACGTGGATGGATTTTGCAGTTAAGCAGAAATTCTGAAAAGTCCCTGCCAATATCAGGGCATATTACATGAGGGTTGTTGTAATTCCGCTTATGGACATACAATAGCAAGTTTAACTTAGTTTGGAAGCGATGGCCAGTTGGGGGAAGCTGGTCAGAGCTTCTGGGCTTTGCCGTCCGATAAGTTTATTTATAGAAATATTTTATTTCTATTTCTAAAAAGGTTCAGAAAAGAACTAATTCCTCGGTATAGTGAAGACATACATAATGACTAAACGACTAATAACTGAAAAACAAGAACAAGCATTACGCTTATGTCATCAGGACTTTGGGGGATTGACCCAAAAAGAAGCAGCAGCAAAAATGAATATTAGTCCTCGTGCCTTGGGCAAATTGTTAAGCCGCGTGAAAGAAATTTTACCCGATTATTTTCCAATTTTAACCAAACACGAAGCAAAGATTTATCATTATTATATGGTTGAAGGTTGGGAAGTAGATGAAATATCAGAATATACAAAACTGTCGCAAAATGCAATTTACTTAACACTCCAACGAGCAAAGAACAAAGGAGTATATTTTACAGAAGCAAGGGGTAGAGTGCTCAGTTATACTCCTGACATGGACATAAACGTAATACATAAATTTTAGTCTGGTTACTTCGGCTCTCTCGCTTGCGACCACATCAACAGACGGAGTAAGAATGAAAGAGAGTCGAACTAATTAGATTACTTTAATCGGGAGAATGATATGGATTTCAAAACATTTGATGAACTTGTAGAGCGAGAAACTAAACGAATGAAGGATGTGATGTGTAGTAAGTCGGCTGATTATTCTGCTGATGGCGATAAGTTATTCAATTTCAAGCTCGCGGCTGAATTAGATGGTATATCACCCATTGAAGCATTGCGGGGTATGTGGCTAAAACACCGAACTTCTCTTAGGCAAGGGCTTGATGAATTGGTGGATGAAAAATCTTGCCGTTCAGAAAAATGGTGGATTGAAAAACTTACTGATGACCGCAATTATAGTATGCTGCTTCAGGCTTTGTTGATGGAAAAGTATTTCAAGTTGTTTGTTGTTCTTAAAGAGTGGGAGATAAAATTAATAGAATTAACTGATAGTCTTGGGTGGTATGTTAGGAATAACATTGAATGCGGATATTTACATAAAGATAACCGGATTCATAAAATGACTACAGGTTGGAACAACCACAGATTCGGCGAAGCACCCGGTTACTGGCCAACGAAAAAAGCCGCAGAAGATGCTTTACGGAGATATTTGGAAAAGGAATCTGACTAATGTTTAATGTAAGGGAATACCACAAAGAATATCAGCAAACAGAAAGAGGTAAATACGCACACCGAAAGGCGAGAAATAAATATAACCAAACACTTAAAGGTACTCTTTGTAATCGTTTCCACCGTATAAAACAACGATGTGTTGACCCACGACATCCACGATATAAAGATTATGGTGGTCGCGGGATTAAGTGTAAATTTGAGACATTGGATGACTTTAGAAATTATGTAATCAATGTTTTACAAATTGACCCACGAGGATTAGAGGTTGACCGAATAGATAACAATGGGCACTATGAAAAAGGAAATATTAGGTTTGTTACTACAAAAATAAATGCTAATAACAGGAGAAATAATGGTGCAATGGCAAGATAACGTAAACGGACTGTTTGAATTTTGTAGTGGGTTTTTTATCTTGCTCCATTGTCTCAAGATGTATCAAGATGAGGGGGTGCGGGGGGTAAGTTTTCTGGCAGCAGTTTATTTTACTGCTTGGAGTTATTGGAATTTACACTATTATCCGCACCTTCATCAATGGTGGAGTTTCGGCGGTGGAATTTTCACTACAATGGCACATACTATTTGGTTTTCGATGATAGTTTATTATCTTAGAAAGGAACGAAATGATAGAAACAGTATTTCTTGATATGGATGGAGTAATTACAAACTTCAACAAAGCTGTCTGTGAGAAATTTAATTTACCTTATCCCCCCCAAACCTATCATTTTTTTCCAGAAATTCGATCCCAGGTTAATGACTTTTGCGATGGGTCGTTTTGGCAGAAGCTTGAATGGATGGATGATGGGCGTGATATTTTAAGGGCGATTATAGATGTATTTGGGCCTGAAAAAATATATTTACTCACTAAAATGATGCCTAACGCCAAAACTGCATCTGGTAAAATGATATGGGTTCAAAATAATTTACCTTTTTATTCTGATCAAGTAATTTTAATGACGCTCGGAGTTCCAAAATCATTATTGGCTCGACCGGACACCCTTCTTATCGAAGATTGTGATAAATATGTCGAGGAGTTTTACAAAGCCGGGGGTTACGGGATACTTGTAAACCGTCCTTGGAACAAGGGTTATGAAAGAGCAGACCATACCGTTGAAGATTTGGAAATAGATTTACTTAGTATTGTCCATGATGTAGGAGTTGACAAATGAGCAGAGTTCTTGTGATACCAGATTTACATGAACCATGTTCCAGGCTCGGAGCATTGGAATTTTGTAAAGATTTAAGAAAAAAACATAAGACTGATACCACAATATTCATAGGTGACATCACTGATTGGCATTCTATTTCTTTCCATGCTCGACATCCCGAAATGCCGGGGCCAAAAGATGAATTTAAGCTCGCATATAAGTGCCTTAGAAAATGGTATAGAGCTTTTCCCGCAGCTTGGGTATGTTTAGGCAACCATGACCGCAGAATTGTAAGACTTGCTGAATCTGTAAATATCCCTTCTCAGTTTATACGAGAATACGGCGATGTATGGAAAACCCCAGGATGGGATTGGATTCACGAAATTATAGTTGATGATGTTTTATATTCGCACGGCGAAGGTGCGGGTACAAGTATGTATCCAGCATATAACAAAATGAAAAAAATGGGCATGTCGTGTATCCTCGGCCACTTTCATCAAGCGGGTGGAGTAAAGTGGCTTGTCAATCCATTACGTAGAATGTTTGGATTAGATACGGGTAGTCTTATTAATGATAAATCTATGGCTTTTGCTTACGGCAAATTTGCCGTTGTGAGATCAGTTCTATCGGCGGCAGTAGTTATTGATGGCGTGCCACAACATATTATAATGCCGTGTGGTAAAGGCGAAAAGTATCACGATTCGAGGTTCAAATGAGAATTGAAATAGCAGTTATAGCATTGGTGCTTTGTATGTTAGTCCATATACTCTGGGAACATAGGAGATAGTAGTGGGTAAAGGTTCAAAACGCAGACCAGACCAAACGACCAAAGAAGAACGTGCTCTTAGAGAACGGTATGCTGAAGGCGGAATGTCGTTTATACAGTATGAACGAGCGTATAGGAAGTTAGTGAAACAGGGTTTGGTAAAAAGAAACGGAAGGGTGATAGAATGAAAATACCTTTTTATGAGACAATACATTTTTGTTTGGGTTTTTGTGTTGGCTCTTTGTTTGGTTTAACATTAATCGCGTGGTTCATCAAATTATGCGTAAAATAACTAATATCCTCAATAAAATAAACTGGCCAACAGACACCCTGCTGCTCGACTTCGAGACATACTTCGATAAGGATTACTGCATGGGCAAAGGTAAGAATGCCCTGTCCATCGTAGAGTATGTCACTGATCCCCGGTTCCACCTCACCGGGCTTGGAATACAACTCAATGATAACGAGCCAAGATTCATTCCTGGACCTCATGTGCCCTGGGCAATCGAACAACTGAAAAAGAAATTTGGTAAAGCACTACATAACTGCACCCTGGTCGCAAAGAACAACAAATTCGATTGTCTGATTCTGGTTGAAAAATTCGACATTTATCCACCATACACTATTGACATAGAAGATCTATCACGATATTATGACAGCCGTATGAAACAAGGATTAAAAGATCTGGCTAAGCTATTTAAGTTACCACCAAAAGGTGATACCATGCAATTTAAAGGATTATATTGGGAAACGATGTCACCTGAGCAACGCCAGGCTATGAAAGAATATTGTTTAGGAGATGTTATAGATGAGAAATTATTGTTGGAAATTCTGTTACCTCGGCTTGATAATCCCGGCGTTGAGCTTGATCTCGCTCGTCATACGCTTAATCTTTATCTTAAACCCCCATTTAAGTTTGATTTTGATTTAGCTGATGAAATAGAAATTGGAATGAATCAAGAATTGATGAATACACTTGATGGAGTAAGTTGGGCATTAGATTATGCAAAGTAAAAATTGTAGTAAATGTAAACGAATTTAGAGAAAGATGATGAAATTGCAAGAAAAGCACGAAAATATCTTAAAGCTTATCAGGAGTAACAAACAATTTCCTAAAATTCTGGCTGAACTTTTACCAGAAGGGGAACAGGTTCCTACCAAAATGGGCACTAAAAAAATTATACCTGCACTCGCCAAGACAGATGTTTCTTTCCAATTACTCCTTACGCACTCTGATGACAAAGTGAGGCAATTGTGCCGAGCACGTATATCAGCTAAATCATGGCCCACGTGGATACAGCGAGTACAAAAACTTAAAGCCCAAGCTAAAGTAATGAATGGTATGCTCCCCGTCAGTATTAAATATTACGGAGCACATACCGGACGATTTAGTGGCTCTGGTGGTGTAAATCTCCTTAATTTAGGCGGCAAAGGTCGCGGTCGTCCTATCCACTCACTAATAGCACAAGTGCGTAATACAATAATGGCACCAGATGGATATACGTTAGTGATTGTTGATAGTGCTCAAATTGAAGCACGTGAATTGGCCTGGGTAGCACATCAGGATGATCTTGTGAAAGGGTTTGCAGATGGTGAAGATATTTATTCTGAGTTCGCTTCGGAATTATTTCAAGCGAAAGTTTGGAAGCCAACAGAGGAAGAAAAGAAAACTCCTGAAGGCCAAACGGCTGATATTAGAAGAGGCTTTGGAAAAGATGCTATTCTCGGCTGCGGTTACGGAATGGGAACTAATACCTTCTTTGATCGTTGCAGACAAAATGATTCTCTCCGCCCCCTATTCGATAATGAAACATATGACTGGGATTTCATTAATAGACTTGTCAAAACGTACCGAACCAAATACTCTAACATTCCTGCCTTCTGGACCGAAATCGAAAAGTATTTTAGGTGGCCCACCAAATATCCGAAAGAGAGGACTGAATACAGAATATCTGACACAGCTTCCTTGCAATTCTTACGCCAGGGAACAACAACTAAGATGCGACTCCCATCAGGACGAGTAATGAACTATCGCTATGCTTCAGTGTCACCTAAAGATAATAGTATTAAGTATCTACACGGACATCTCTGGGGTGGGTCAATCACGGAGAATCTTATTCAGGCAATGTGTCGTGATTTGTTAGGGTATTGGTTGTTGTGTTGTGAAGACGTGGGGATCAAAATTGTACTTCATAGTTATGATGAGTTAGTTGCATGTGTACCTAAAGAAGAAGCTGAATATAGTTTGGCCACGATGATCAACATAATGGAGCAAGGTCCAGAGTGGAGTCAAGGGCTACCGTTGGCCGCTGAGGGGCAGATTAGTGAAAGGTATTGTAAATGATAGACATAATTGCAATAATAATATTAATTTTGATAATAACAAGTATGTGTTTTGTTCAATCAAAATTAAAAGGTGAATCAAAAGATGATGATAATACTTTTGAATTACTTGGTCAAACACGGGGTATGAAAAACAAATGGCTATGAACCGATCCAAACATAAACGATTCAAACGACACATAGACCTAATCCGCTATGCAGTCAGGCGTGCGATTCATCGGGTTGATATACTGGAACCAGAAGAACATGCGGAGAGACTTGCATCGCTTGTGAAGAAGAGTGATTGGCTGCAATGGGTTGGTCAGAAATTAAAAGGGTCAAGATGAAAATTGGGTTTTGTTGGAATAGCAAACGATGGATTTTATTTATGTATGGGAGCAAAATAAAAACTTGTAAATGCCCCCCGATTGGAAGTTGTTGTGAAGAATGTGGCTATTATGAATACAGAGAAGAGACTAAATATTTCAAAACAAGGTATGGACTTATCAGTAGGATACAATGAAACGCCAAACACGCAAACAAGTATACAACGACCTCGCCAACGCCATAGGCCAGATTCGCAGGGGAGAACCAGTGAAACGAATCGGTGCTAAAGACGGGAGTATCAGGACACATTCGGCGGTGCCAGTAGATCCTAAGAAGCTTGAGTGTGAAGTTCTGGCTGATTGTTTATCTTGGCTAAAGAAACACCATGTATTTTGTAACAGACATGACTCTGGTTCGTTTCAGAATGATTGTGGGCAGTGGGGAACATATGGAATTAAAGGTGCTGGTGACATCGTTGGTATAATCGGATCATTTGGTACACATTTCGAGATTGAATGTAAACGTGGATCAGGCGGTAAATTAGATATAGGACAACAAAAACGAATGAAAAACATCCATGCTAATAGTGGATTATATTTCGTAGTGCATGGGGTCCAGGAATTAGAGCATTTCATGGGAGAGTGGGTATGACAGAACAACAATGTAGAAATCAAATTCAACAAATATTAGATAGATCATGTCCTGAGCTTAGAATAGATGTTATAGGCAGTCATGCTCAACGATACATTCAACACTGCATGGGTTACATACAATATAATTTTAGTATTGATATAGAAGAATGGGAAAAGGTTAAATGGCCCGAACATATTGTGAGAATGCGATTACTTGATACGTTACGAGATTTAAGAGATCTTGTAGATGATGCGATAAAGGGGGTTGAATGATTGGCATCCTAATTTGCTGGTGGAAAAAAGAACATGACTGGTCCAAATGGACTGGACTTAGATATACAGACGGTCGTACCTGGTATTGGACGCGGATTTGTCACAGATGTTTGAAAATTAACAGTACATTGGAGAATCAAGAATGAAAACTAAAGAACAAATCACGAAAGAAATCGAAGCATTAAAAACAATTCGGCCAAATGTACGTCCTACAACTTTTTTTGGTGACAATAATCTCGCTGCCCTTGATGCCCAGATTCAAGTGCTCGAAGAGTATATGGATGAAGATGAAATTTGGGATGAATGGCCTGAAGAAGAACGAGATGAATATGTAAGAAGTTCAGCACTTCATGCTTTTGATTGGACTAATGATGATGAGGACCCAGATGATGGTAGTTTAGCTGAAGATTGGCCCCTAAAGGAGAAACCAGAATGAGAAAACTAATCCTATCAGCATCATCAATCGGTGCATTCAAAAGTTGCCCTGTCAGATTCCGCAACGCATATGTCTATGGTATCAGACCAGTAGAAGATAAGGAGTCACAACGCATCGGAACTAATTGGCACCTGCTTTTAGAAGTAGCCAGCTTAAAACCAGGAAGTGAGTGTCCTGAATGTGAAATGAATATAGCATGTGGCGATGTATTTGATCCTGAACAATGTGTAATCTGTGCTGGTACGGGCAAAGTTCCTGATGACATCATGGAAGCCGTAACTCGTGTACTGAACAAGGCTTACGAGGGCATAGAGTTCAATGATCCTGAAGCTAAAGAAGTCGAGCGAGTGACATTACTCCATGCACTTGCGGGTTATCGTTGGTACTATGATGAACAACTGGAACCAGTTGTTGCGGCAGAACAGTATTTTTCTTTGCCATTGCTTAATCCTCAGACTGGACATCCTGTACCTGATGTGTTTATTAAAGGTCGAATAGATAAATTAATTGAAATTGCTAATGGTGTTGCTGTCAAGGAACATAAATCAACCAGTAAGTCTATTGACCCCGATTCGACTTATTGGGGTCACTTGAATCTTGATGTTCAGACTACTATGTATACCTATGCCGCCAGAAGAATGCAGCTTAATCGTATCTTGGTTGATGGGTATGCGGCTGATGTAACACCTTCACTCATCAATACAGTCAAATATGATGTATATCACAAGCCGACAATCAGACCGAAGAAACTCACCCAGGGTGACAGTAAGAAGTTCGTGGCTGACGGGATGTATTGTGGGCAGGAGTTTGAAGTTGGAGCTTGTGAATGTGCAGATAATGGCCATGAAATTTTACGAGCTTATCGTAAAGTTAATAGCACTCCTGCCGAGGTTGAGTTTGGTGCCAAAGAAGGCACCTTCACCATCCGCGAAACACCTGATATGTTCGGTGCCCGGTTGCTTAAAGACATCACTGAACGTCCTGAGTTTTACTTCCGGTGTATTGAGCTTACCAGGACTGATGCTGAACTGAAAGTATTTGAGCAAGAGCTTTACGACATAGCTCAGAACATGCAGTTTATGATTAGGTCGGGTAGATTCTATACTAATGAACACGCCTGTGAAGCTACGTTCCGGTGTGACTATATAGGTCAGTGTTATAACCGTGAGGTTGTTGATCAGGACCATGTGCCTGATGGGTTTAAGTGTATATTTAAGAGGAAGGATGGTGAGTGATGACTTGGGAAACGGAATATTATTATGCACCACGATATGAATATGTAAGTTGTAATCAACACGGAGATCGATTTAAGCGAAAGGCGAGTAAAAGACTTAGCATCGCTAAATTAAGTTGTAAAACTGACGATGAATCTGGTTTAACACAACTTATTTTAATAAGCCACACATTAGGCGTACCAGTACATTATAATTTTGAAGATCACACTGCCTTTATAGAAGTTATGAGCAGTGATGCAGTGAGGGATAAAAAATGACTAAAGCTGAAACCATATTCCAAAAAGAACTATCACTAATACACGACAAAGACATCAGAGACTTCGTGATAACATGCTTCGACAAACTCTGCCCCGACTATTTCTGGACCTGCCCATGTAGCACAACAGGCAAATACCATCCTAAAGTGTCACTCGGTGTTGGGGGCTTGGTACGACATACTAAGCTCGCTGTATGGTGGGGACTTGAACTAATAAGGGCATTACACGATTCACCTGAGTTGAAAAATATTGCTCTACACACATTGCAAGATGAAATCATTGCAACACTCCTGTTACATGATATGGTTAAGAATGGCAAAGGCTTAAACGCACAAGGTTATCCATTTGAAAAAGGTGTGACAGGGACACATGGGGTAGCGTTAGCTCAGAGAATAGCTCGGTATCCTGATATTTATTTAGGTAATGATGATTCTTTCTATAGAATATTGGAAGGGATTGGGGGCCACATGGGTATCTGGACAACTAACCCGATGTGTAGACCAAATAGTATACCATTTCCAGATAGGAGAGCCTTCGCCAACCTGATTCATCTGGCCGATTATTGTGCTTCACGAAAAGTTGATGAAATATATCGTAAATTAAATGGAGAACAAGATGACCCTATCAAACAAACCACCAACACAGAAGAAACCTTTAGCAAAAGCCCCCCCTGCCCCGATGTCCGCAAAGCCGAAGGCTGCTAAACAACAGAAAATCTCTGCGGTCCCGAATAAAACATTCCAGGTAGCAACTTGGGATGGTGCCGGAGAAGGTGAAAAAATTATAGTGTACGCTGATTCGGGTATGGGCAAAACCACACTTGGCTCAATGTTACCTAATCCTGTGTTTGCTGGTCTTGATGATGGTGGTCGTAAAATCAGAAATCCTATCACTGACGAGCCATTAAAAAATATTCCCGGCATAGAAACATTTGCTGATTTTAGAACAGCAATACAACAACCTAATCTTCTTGATGATTATGAGACACTTGTTGTTGATACTGGCACTATCCTTGAACCATTAGGGTTAAGTTGGACTCTTGAAAATATAAAAACCAGCAAAGGCGAAATAGCAAAGAGCATTGAACATTATGGATACGGTGCCGGGCATCGTCATCTATATGATACCATGCGTTTACCTCTTGCAGATTTTGATACTCTCATCAGGCGTGGCAAAAATGTATGTATCCTTTGCCAGATGCAACAGGTTGAAATTTCTCATTCAGGTGGCGAAAATTATCTTTGTGATGCTCCTAAATTAGCACCCAAGCACGGTAAACAAACTCCGTCAATTTGGGGTATGTGGATTGAATGGGCTGACCATGTTTTTAAGATTAGTAACGAAGGTGTAATAGCTGCTAAAGACAGTGAGAAATCTAAAGTTGCTAAGGCTACTTCAACAGGCAATAGGATTATCCATGTCCATGCCCCAGAAGTTCACTACAAAGCTAAATCGCGTAGCATACCACCAAGATTCCCTGTGGTATCGTTTAGTGATCCTGCGGATGACTCAATTTGGAAGTTCTTGTTCGATGAGGTATGGCGTGATATTCCAGAGGAAGGGAGTGGTGAGTGATGAAGCAGTTTGATAAGTGGTATGAAGGAGAGGTTGGTCCAATTAATTTTCCAGGTATCAAAGAATTTTATGAGGCTCGTAAAAAAACTTGGCGAGCAGCTTTGGGGTGGGTTAAGAAAGAAGCGATTAGTTTAGATGAGCGGGGAGATATAAGTAGGGAGATTATCGACAGAGAACTGAAAGGCGATGACTAATGGGCATAAAACTAAGAGGACCAGAACCCGGCAGAAACGACCTGTGCCCCTGCAACTCCGGGCTTAAATTCAAACTATGTCACGGAGATCCTGGCAAAGCAGCAGCATGTGACCGTATTGCATTTGAACATATGTCGATACTGATAGCGAGAGAACAACATAAACGTAAAATCCTATCAGACGAACAGTTTAAGTTGTTCATGGCGAAGTACAAACCTGATGCTGTACCTGAACCAGTTACGTTTCGGGATGTTGGTGAATTATTAGATCGTGCCGGGCTAAAGCGGTGTGATTGTGGTACACCGATACCGGATAGTTGTGAAGTATGTATTAAGTGTAAGAGGGTGAAATGACAAATACAAATATAATTAAATTACTTTGGAGACGCATAGATGCTTTAGAAAAATTACTTATTTGTTATCGAGTCGAGGTACGACCGTCAGAAAAACTATTTACAGAATTGGAGAAAACCAAGAAGGCTATGGAAAATAATGCCTTAGAAATATTAAAAGCAAAAAGATACAAAAATTTGAAAGGGTAAAAACATGGGACTTGATAGAATTGGAACATTCAGATGTAGACTTCTTGAACACGGCATTGATGGCAGGAAGAAAAAAGGTACTGACATAAAACTACCTTGGTTTAATGTAAGGGTTTTGCTTACAGAAGTTTACGATGTAAAAGAAGGAGAGTGGTTTAATTATAGTGAATGGAATGCTGAGATCACCGCATTCTTGTGCCTCTATGGTGCCATCAAGAAAAAGGGTGGAGAAATAGGACCTACACTCAGCATGGATCAAGTCAAGAAAGTATTTAACTGGGATGGTAGATCACTGGTACAACTTGCTAACGGTAAGTATGACGATCTTGAGTTTCAGGTTAGGGTTGGTGAGAATACTTATGAAGAGGCCACGTATCCATACCAGGTCAACTGGATTGATGTGTATGATGCTGAGCCAGGGGCACAACTTCGCAGACTTGATGCTGGTGAATTAAAGAGTTTAGATAAACAGTTCGCTGTTCTGGGTGCCAAGAACGCGACAGCGAAGCCAGTAGCCACTGCTGCTAAAGCCCCGGCTAAACATCCAGCACGAGTACCTGCTGATGATGCTGCACCTGATTCAGCCGAAGTGAAGGCACAAAAGATGGCTGCTAAGTCAGCTAAGAACAAAGCTGCTGTTAAGAAAGCTAAGACTGCTGCTAAAGATGTTGCCGGTCCACCACCGAAACCAGTATCGAAAGATGCTGTAGTGCCGCCAGTTAAACCAGTTGAAACTGCATGTACTATGCAAGAAGGGTGGAATAAGATTGTAGAACTACGAGATCCTTCTATCAATGATGAAGTAATTGGTAAAGTATGGCATGACAGCATTGCCGAGATCGCTGGTCCTGATGTAGTATCAGAAGATGTCACTCCCGAACAGTGGTATCAGGTTGCAGAAAAAACACTTGAGAGTGTTGCTAAGTTTTGAATCCACGCCTAACCCCTCTGCGGAGTAAGCGTTAGGTTAAGAGAGAGAGGGTAAAGGGTGCGGCACATAAGAGTTGGCTTCGTCTGCCGAGAACCGCACCCTGTTTGCCCGCCAGCATCTATTTTTGGGGCACAACATGAAACGAAACATCAGATGTTCTAAACGTCATTACCGATACACTATTGAGCGTCCCTCGATAGGCACAGAAGTATTATGTGTGTGTCCTGAGTGTGGTCATAGTTTTTGGCATATGGAAGGAACATAGTGGACTTAACCTTCGCCGAACAACACGAAATCTATAAAAACAACGTCATCACTGGCATGTTAGAGCATCTTGCTGAAGAACTTGGTGTCACTGTAGAGTCTTTAGAGACACTCGGTGTGGGATATTATCCTGGTGAATATGCTTGGGTTTTTGCAGAGCGTGATGCTAAAGGTGACATTACTGGTTTACTAAAACGGTACCATAATGGTAAGAAGTTTATGGTCAAAGGTTCTGAGCGTGGACTTATTTACGCCTACAATTCAGACCACGCAATAGGAGATAAGAAATATAAAGCGGGAAAATTTCACTGGATCAGAGTGGGAGATGCCGGGGTTGTATGTCCCATTTGTGCGAAGCCGGACTGGTGCCTTGTTAGCTCGGATGATCCGGATAATCCATCTGCGGCAGTATGCAGTCGTATTGATCAAGGATCAATACAAGAACTGCCAGGCTGTGGCCATCTCCATATACTCGACTCTAAACGACAATCTGGGCAAGTATTGGGAGTTCAGAATGCGGTCCTTCACGGGACCGATCTACCAGTCATCATCGTGGAAGGTGCGACTGATGTATTGGCAGCTATGGATCTGGGCTTCGTGGCGGTTGGTCGGCCTTTTGCTGAAGGGGGTATGGGTATCCTTAAAGAGATGTCTCTCACGGGTCACGAAGTATGGATCATAGGTGACAATGATGCTGATGCTGGTAAGAAAGGAATGGAGAAAACTTTACTCAATATCAAGGATGCAGTTGAAGATATTAAGTGCATACTTCCACCAGAAGGGATCAAGGATCTACGGCAATGGGTACAACGCGGATTAACTCAGGCTTCATTATTTGAGTATGTCGGTGAACATGGTGATGATAATAAAGAAATAGATCCTAACGTATTTGAAAATGATGTGGCTTATCTTATTGCTGAACGATTCATGAATGAGTCTCATATGCTTAATGGCATACCCATACTCCGTAATTATCGCGGCCAATGGATGCAGTGGGTCAAAGATCATTATGAAGAATTATCCATAGCATTATTCAAAGGAGAGCTATATAAATTTCTTGAAGGTAAACAATTCATAAAAACCACTGCAACTTGCTTGGATATAGTCCCTTATAAACCTACCAGGTCTAAAATAAATGATATTCTTGATGCTCTGAACAGATGGTGCCCGGTAGAGAAAGACCCCCCTGTGTGGCTTGATAAAGAAGAACACCTACACCCGAATAATCTTATAATTTTCAAAAATGGTATGCTTGATGTGAATGAATATATAAAGGGCAATATTATATTGCATAATCCCGATCCACGATTATTTACCTATAATGTTTTCCCCTATGCCTTTGACGAGAACGCCTGGTCTAATTTATATACAGATACTTGTAATCAGATATTTAACGAAGATGCTGAATGTATTCAAGCATTGGCCCAGTGGTTCGGATATAATCTTGTACCGGATATGACACAAGAGAAATTAATGATCTTCATCGGTGATGCAAGATCAGGCAAGAGTACGATACTCGAAACGCTGCATGGTATGCTTGGCAAAAACCAATACAATGCTACAAGTTTCCAAGCGTTGGCTAACACACATGGGTTGTATTCGCTTATAGGCAAACTTGCTGCTACGCTTGGTGATGCAAGAACACCAAGAAGAGGTGAAGCTGATGCTGCTTTGCAAACAATATTACAGATAACCGGCAGAGATTCTATCACGGTGAATCCCAAATACATACAACCATTCGATCTTTATCTAACTTGCCGGTTTACCATCGCTATGAATGATCTTCCCGGTTTTTCAGATCCGGCTAAAGCACTTGTGGCCAGATCTATAATTCTTAATTTCCCTAACTCATATGTTGATAGGGAAGATTTTACTCTGAAGGATAGACTACGCAAAGAAGCTCGTGATGGTAAACTCATTAACTTTGCTCTGCAAGGTTTGAAAGATCTTAGAGAACGAGGTAGATTTACCATGCCTGAATCTTCTAAACCGCTCTTGCAACAGTTGACAGAAATAACTGCACCCGTGACAGCATTTATAAAAGAATGTTGTACCAAAAATGCAGATGCTTATATAACCAAAAGTCAGTTATATGAAGCATGGGAAATGTGGTGTGCCAAGACGGGGCATAAAGCTGGCAATAATATTTACTTCGGGCGATGGTTAAAACAAGCCTGTCCAACTATTATAGATTTCCGTGCTAAGGTTGGTGATAGACGGCAGTACACATATAGAGGATTAGATCTCCAACCATGGGTTTATTCAGCCTATTTGGGAAAGCCTAAACAATGAAAACTAAACAATGTACAAAATGTAGAAGCAAAAAATCACTTTCTGAATTTTATAAAGATAAATATACTAAAGATGGTTTTCATCCTCACTGTAAAAAATGTAAAAATAACTATCACCAAAAATATTACCGAGTGCACAAAATTGAAATTACTAAATATTATAAAAAATATGCTAAAGCTAATCAGAGCAAACAAGCTAAAAGCAAAACCAATAAAAAATACAGGCAAACTATTGCAGGCCATCTTTGTCATTGTTTTCATTCTATGAAACACCGTTGTAATAATTCTAAAAGTTGGCAATATAAAAATTATGGCGGTAGAGGGATTTAAATTAAAATTAAAAAAACTTCTGAATTTTTTAATTTTGTAATTCATTAATTAAAAATAGAAACGCGTGGCTTACAAAAAAAACCCCATGATAATGATG